GAGGTGGCGGTGGAGGAACCTATGCTGGAGTTACTAGCACATGGGTTCCTGGTGCAAATGGTGGTTGTGGCGGAGGTGGAGGTATGAGTTATTATGATGATGGTGCAATCGGTGGTGGAACAGGATCTATTGGATATAATGGCGGAAACGGTCAATCTTTTAATTATTCCAACTGGAAAGGAGCAGGCGGAGGCGGCGGTGGAATGGGTGGTGTAGGAGAAAGTGCAACCCAAGGAGTTTCTGGCGATGGTGGAAATGGAAATGGTCAAGGCCGTCCAGGTAATGGTGGTTCAAGTATAAATAATAACATAAGAACTGGATCAAATATTGCTTACTGTGGTGGCGGTGGAGGATATTCTGGAAATCCAACATATGGAAATACAAGAACTGGTGGCGGTGGTGGAGCAGGTGGCTCAAGCACAGCAGGAACTGCAAATACTGGCGGAGGCGGCGGAGGACAAAATGCTAATGGTGGTTCAGGAATCGTAATAGTGAGGGTAACAGTATAATGGCACATTTTGCAAAGTTAAATGAAAACAACATGGTAACTGATGTTATTGTAGTAGATAATGATAAACTGATAGTTAATGGAATTGAATCAGAGCAGTCTGGCAAGGACTACATTGCTTCAATCGGCCTAGAAGGAACATGGATACAGACATCGTATAATAATCAATTTAGAAAAATGTTTGCTGGATTTGGCAGCTTTTATGATGAAGAAAAAGATGAGTTTATACTTTTACAAGAAAAAACAAAATGGCTTTCTTTAGCAAATGAGTCGCAGGTCAATGATACATCTAAGACATCAATTCTTGTAGACGGATTTCCAAGATCAGGAAATGTATACCTCTCCTATCTTCTAGGATTTGGATTTAAAGAATGCGATCAATATACTGGATATAATTTTTTTCATAACAAAAAAAGTATTACGGAAGCTGTAAATAAGTTTGATATTGTTGTTGTCCCTGTAAGAACACCAGTAGACTCTATTAAATCTACAATAATTTATTCAAATTTAGATCAATCAGACATACAATCTATTTTTAGGGTTGCAACAGATAATCTGGCATGGATGAAACTAATTCGTGATAATAAAAATAATATATGTGTGGTAGATTTTCCAACACTAACATCAGATCCTTTTACGATTATAAATAAAATTGCAAAAAAAATAATGGTGTTCCCTTCTGAATTTACAAATCAAGAAGTAATTGATAGAATGAATGAAGATAACATGTCTTATAATCTTCCAAATGATGTCACTTCAAATGGGGATATAGATTTAAGCAATCCTCTTATAGCTGAAGTCATAGAAGAGGCTACAGCAATTTATAACGAAATCATAGGTTAAAATGATTATACAAATTATAGGTCTACCTGGAAGCGGGAAGACAACTTTGGCTACCGCCCTTAAAGAACGCATAAATGCAATTCATTTAAATGCAGACTATGTTCGTGCAACAATTAATTCTGATCTAGGATTTACTATTGAAGATAGAATTGAGCATGCTCGTCGTTTAGGTGAAATGGCACGAATGCTAGATGGACAAGGACATACAGTAATTGTAGATTTCATTTGTCCTACAAGCCTAACTCGTGCAGCATTTGGCAAACCAAATGTTTTAATCTTTATGGACACATTGGCAGAGGGAAGATTTGAGGATACAAATAAGATGTTTGAGGTGCCAACCGAGTATGATTGGTCTTTCTTAAATCATAACTTAGATCCAAATGATAAGGCGTCTGTTATTATTGAAGAGTTTGATCTTCATGATTGGTCTGCCCCAACAACATTAATGCTTGGAAGATATCAACCATGGCATGAAGGGCATCACGCATTATATAAGGAGGCGGGAAAGAGAACCGATCAAGTTCTTCTTGGAGTCCGTAATACGTATAACACGAGTGAGAAGGATCCACTAACATTTGATGAGGTTAAGGGTTATATTGCCAAGGATGAATTTATGGATAGCGCATTAGTATTAAGATTGCCTAACATTACTAACATTGTATATGGCAGAGATGTTGGATATAAGATTGAGCAAGTAGATTTGGGGGCAGACATTCATGCTATATCGGCTACGCAAAAACGTAAAGAAATGGGCATTTAAAATCTGGAACATTGTAGCCAAGCCAAATAATATGGAGTGGCCTTCATGAATGTAACTAAAAAAAGATCTGCTTTAAAGGCTATTGTATGGCGCATAATTGGGACGGCAGACACATTTGCTATTTCTTGGTTTATAACAAAAGAGCCAATTACCGCTGGTGCTATTGCAAGTTTTGAGGTTTTAACCAAAACGATTCTTTACTATTTTCATGAACGCGGCTGGAATAAAATAAATTGGGGTAGGGTATAATAAATATATGTCGTATCAGTTAAAGATTATTAAAGATCATCCTATTGGCTTTTGGGCACTAGATGAATACTCTGGTACCACCGCTCTAGATTCTTCTGGATGTGGCAACAATGGAACATATACTGGCTCACCAGCATCTGACATATTACCTTTAATTTCAGGCGGGGTGTCAGGAACAAAAATAACAAATACTTCATATATAACATTACCTATAACTAAAAACTATTATGGAATTTCAACAACTGAAGGAATGGGAACAAAATATTCATCAGATAATGATTTTACAATTGAATGCTTTGTATATCCTTTAATTGCCTCATCTGCTGAAACTCCAATTATGGCAGATGATACAAATGATATAGGCTTATATATTGAAAACGGAGATGTTGTCTTTAAGGTATCTGCTACAGAATCAATTAGATATCCAATTACTTATTCTAAAAGAGTACTTCATCTAGTTGGAGTATATTCAGTATATTCAATTTCTTTATATGTAGATGGAAGGTTGGCTGCAAGTAAATCTGTTGATACCGATTTTAAATTTACAAATACAAATTTATCAATTGCCATAGGACCCACTACAACATCTGGAGATTCTTTTGTAATTGATGCCCCTGCAATTTATAGATATTCTCTTTCTACTGCATCTGTACAAAGACATTATGGAGATGGTAATTTTTCTGCTCCCGCCATTCAAGTTGTTTCACCAGATGAGGGAGTTCTTTTTTCCTGCACCGATGCTTCAATAAGATCACAATTTCAATACTCTTATCCAATAAACAAAAGTTGGTCGGAATTTCTTGATAGCAATACATACTACAATGAATCTGCAGGATATATTTCTTTTTATAAAACAGACACAGTACAATCAAAAACATTTATTCTTCAAGACTATTTTTTAATACCTAGCCAAATCCCATTTGTAAGCTCAAAAGTTGAGTGGAGAAATGATTTAAATATTACAGTTCAATCAAGCGTGGACGGAACAAATTGGCAGTACTGTGTAAATGGACAGCCTTTACCTCAATATACAAAAGATTCATTTAGCAGTGTTGGGGTTGTCCATATTAAAATAACTATGACAACTACAGATGCCAGCAAATTCTTGCCAAGACTGGCATATTTTGCAGTTAGCTTTTATACAAATAAAGATGTTTATGCCGATAATTATGGAGATATAATTTCATCTTCAACTGAGTATTATTTAGGATCTTTAAATTACCCGCTTCTATCTAGACATAATGACAACGGAATAAGAACTAAGGCCACCGCTGGTTTTAATTTGACCACTACGGGCTCTGTGAAGTCATTAGAGATGTTTTTAACGCCCTCTGACCTTACGGCTAACACTTTGCTAGACACCGTTGTAACGGGCTCATACGCGGCTTCCAGGTACTCTTGGACAAACGGCGGGACCATAACAAAGACCAATATATTAAAGATCTATGTAAACGGAGTAGACAAGACAAGCCAGACAAATATAGCAAATGTATTCTCTGCAAATCAACTCCACCATGTTGTATTAGTTCTAACATTACCTGCTTCAGGCGTATTAAAGTTTAATTATTTAAGCTCAGGGGGACCCTCATGCCTATATAACAATATTGCTATATATGCAAAGGAATTGACAGCATCCATTGTTGCCGCCCATTATGCCCTGTATGTAGGAAGACCTGCGGTCTCAGTAATAGATCCGTCAATTGTTCTGACAGAAAAAAGCATTGAGTCATATAACAACGACTGGATTGTGTTGCAAAGTATATAAATTTGTCCAAACTTGTGACAAAAAGATGGACTTATGTAGGAAGTAATGGTAAAATAAATTACTATGGATATTAACCGTATAAACACTAAAGTCCTTGAAGAAGAATCTACTCTAGGGATATATGTCTGGGAAATGCCAGATGGCAGATGGATTGGAGACGATGATGGGAACTTTCTTTCAATCACGTCCAAAAAAGGAAATAAATCCAAGGTCGATGCTTTGGTTAGAGAAGTTCGCTCATACGGTATACACGAGGGCAGGCCTAAATTTCTTTCCGCAAGAAGAAAGATTGACGACGAAGAATTTGAATATCAAAAGAAAAGACTTGATTGGGGACTAGTCCCAGACCCGCTAGACATTGGCAACTATAAAGATGAAATGAAAAAATTGAGGGGTACAAAATGAGCGTAGAATTTATTGACGATGAGAGTTCTGAAAACATAATTGATATTTCAAACACAGCAGACTGGTTCTCCTTAAAAAAAGATCAAGTAAGTAATGACCCATTTGCTGCTGGCATAGATGAGTTAAAAAAAGTTAGGGGTCTAGGATCTTCATTCAAGCGCAAAATCAGCAGAGAATTTTCTAAGTCCTTTACTGGCGTAGAAGGAACAGGAACACAACAAAATTTACTAGCACAAGCTATTACAGGCTATGCTATGTTCGACTTAGTAGAGCCAACATATAACCTTGAATACCTATCTGTAGTGTATGAAACATCAACATATAACTATGCAGCAATTAATGCAAAGGTTGCCAATATTGTTGGATTAGGATATGACTTTGTAGAAACAAAGAAAACAAATGATGCCCTTGATTCGCTTACAGACGACAAGTCCCTTGAAAGAGCACGTAGAAAAATTAGCAAGTTGCGCCAAGATATTCACTCCTGGCTAGACACTACAAATGATGAAGACACATTCACTCAAACTTTAATTAAAACCTATACAGATTTAGAAGCAACAGGAAATGGCTATATTGAAATTGGCAGAACAACTGGCGGAAACATTGGATACATTGGTCATATTCCAGCAAAGACAATGCGTGTACGCAGACTAAGAGATGGCTTTATTCAATTGCTATATGGCAAGGCAGTCTACTTCAATAACTTCGGAGATTCAGAAACAGAGAATCCGATTGCTGGTCAAGAAGATCGTCCAAATGAAATTATTCATTTAAAAAAGTATACCCCTATGAATAATTACTACGGTATCCCAGACATTATTGCGGCACAGGTAGCACTTGCTGGCAATGAATTATCGGGCAGATATAACCTAGACTATTTTGAAAACAAGGCGGTCCCAAGATATATTATTACAGTAAAGGGAGCAAAGCTTTCTCCAGAGTCAGAGCGTAAATTACTTGAATTTTTCCAGGTCGGATTAAAGGGAAAGAATCACAGGTCCCTGTATATTCCACTTCCAGGAGATACCCCCGACTCAAAAACAGAATTTAAGATGGAGCCAGTGGAAGCAAATCCACAAGAATCTTCATTTAATATTTATCGTAAATCAAATAGAGACGAAATCCTACTGGCTCACCGTGTCCCAATTAATAAAATTGGAACCCCAGAAGGCGTAAATTTGGCAGTGGCAAGAGATGCAGATAAAACATTTAAAGAGCAAGTTTGCCGTCCAGCCCAAATGATTTTAGAGAAGAAAGTAAATAAAATATTTGAGGAAAAGACAGATGCCCTATCCCTTAAATTTAATGAATTAACTTTAACTGATGAAGATACTCAGTCTAAGATTGACGAAAGATATTTAAGAATGCAGGTAATTACCCCCAATGAAGTTCGAATTAGAAAGGGCATGATTCCACTAGATGGTGGTGATCAAGTTATTGAATTAAAGGGTCCAGCAAAAGCCGAGCAGACAGCCGCGGCTGGAAATACCCGACAAAGATCTCAAGATCGCCAAGCAAATACCCCAGATATTTCTGGGGAGGGAAGAAATGCTAAAGGCGATGGCAGACAGGTTGACTAACCCCACTCAACTGTTATTTGCCTTTTTATCTATAAGTCGCTAAAATTAAGCATATGAACATTGAAAAGTCTTTATGGACTAGCCATGGCAATGACATTAATTTGTCTGTCCCTTTCACTAAAGTTAACCGTGAAAATAGAACTGTGTCTGGTTTTGCAACACTTGACAATGTAGATCAGACTGGTGACGTTGTAACTTCCGAAGCAAGCGTAAAAGCCTTTGAAAGTTTCCGTGGAAATATTCGTGAAATGCACGGATCTCTTGCGGTTGGCAAGATGGTTTCTTTTAAGCCAGAAACTTTTTATGACCCAACAACTAAAGAATTTTATAACGGCGTTTATGTAACAGCATACATTTCAAAAGGCGCACAGGATAGCTGGGAGAAAGTTCTAGACGGAACCCTTTCAGGATTTTCAATCGGCGGGAAGATCAAAGAGTCCGATAACGAAGTTAATAAAGCTACAGGTAAAACTGTAAGATTTATTAAAGACTATGAATTGATGGAGCTATCAATTGTAGACTCTCCAGCAAATGAGCTTTGTAACATTCTTTCTATCCAGAAAGTAAATGGACAATACATTGCAAAAGGTATAGCAGTAGATGTTGTAACCGAAAATATTTTTTACTGTGAAGACAGTAATTCTGTTTTTATCTCAACAGATAAGACATATGACTCACCAGTATCTGGTAAGCCAGCACAACTAATTGGTTGGGTTGAGAGTTCAGATGTTAACAAAGCAAAAGAGATTGATAAAATTCTTGATGCATACAAGCACTCAAGATTTACGTTGCCTGATACACAAAAAATTGCAAAACAGGCAAACGCAGAAGGAGGTAATGAAATGTCAGATAACAC